TCGGGCCTGCCGCATCGCCCGCAACGCGGCGCTGCGCTACCTGAACGACTCTGTGCGGGTGGACGGCGCGGGCAATATCTACGAGCCTGACGCGAGGGCCATCGAGGCTTTCGTTGAGGGGCAGCTTTTAGCCGGGCTGGTATCTCCTGGCCACGCCTCGGAGGTGCAGGTGAGCCTCAGGCGCGACTCCAACGTGCTATCGACCCGTAGCACCACGCTCACCGTGCGGGTGCGTCCGTTGGGGTATTTGGAGTACCTCGAGGTGGATATCGGCTTCAGCAACCCCGCTCTAGAGGTAGCCACAGCCTAGGAGGACTAAATGGATTATCCGCTGATCAACGGACACCGCTACAGCTACGCCTCGATTGAGGCTGACGTGAACGGGAAGAAATTCTACGGGCACAAGGAAGTCTCCTACAGCCAGGACCTCGAGCCGGGTGAGGTGCGCGGGGCGCACAGCCAGGTGTTAGGCCGCACCAAGGGAGACCTCAAGGCGGAAGGAAGCCTCACTACCTACGTCGAGGAGTGGAAGGAACTGCTGGATGCTTTGGGGAATGGCTATATGGAGAAATCTTTTGACATCACCGTGAGCTACGCCGAGGAGGGGCGACCCACCGTGACCGACAAGCTGCGGGGCTGCCGCATCAAAAAGGTGGAGGAATCCCACAGCCAGGGAACCGACGCTCTGACCGTCAAACTCGATCTGCACATCCTCTGGATCGAGTACGGCGGCAAGAAACCTTTGAAGAAAATGCTCAGCTAGGAGACTAGATGCCGCTGGACACGAAGATGATCGAAAAACTCAAGGCCGAGCACGGCGAGGTCTACCTACTTGAGGCCGCCGGGGCCAGCGTGGTGGTGCGTCCGCCTTCCCGTGCGGCCATGAAGCGCTTCTTCAACCTCTCCAGCCGGGAGGATCGGCGCTACGAGGCCCTCGAGGCGCTGCTGCAGGACTCGGCAGTCTACCCCGAGCCCGCTGAGCTAGCCCGACTGCTGGAGAAAAAACCCGGCCTGGTGGCCCCTTTTGGCGAGAAGCTGGTAGCCCTCGCCGGGGCCACCGAGGAGGCTGAATTTCGCCCGCTCTAGAGCGCTCTATGAGCGGGCCATTCACTCTCGAGACCTAGCCACGGCGGCCCGCTGTCTGCTGGCCTATCAGCGCGGTGAGGATAGTCCTGAGGCGCTAGCCGGGGCGCTGCTCATCTCGGCCGACTTAATTGCTCGGCTCAACCCGCCAAAATGACCCGCCTGCAATGGACATTTGACCTGCTCGACCGGGTGACCGCTCCCGCTCGGCGCATGGGCCAGGCCCTCAAGGCTACTGACGCCGCGCTGAAAAAAGTCGCGGGTAGCGGCGAGGCCGCACAAAGAGCGCTGCAGCGTTCGTTCGGACTCTCCGAGCGTGCGGCGTTTCGGCTTACTGCGGCCATCGCCACAGTCGGGCAGGTGCAAGGAGCCATCGGCGGGCTGCAATCGCGTGTGGGAAATCTACAACAGGCGTTTCGCGGGGTGGCCGATTCGGTGTTCAACCTGAAGAACGCGCTGGTGGCTGGAACCATCGGCTTCGCGGCCAAGTCGGTGATCGACCAGGTGGGCTTCATCGAGCAGCAGCGCATCGCCCTGGGAACCATCCTGGGCTCGCCCATCCGGGCCAAAGCTGCACTGAGTTGGGCCATCCAGTTTGCTGATCAAACCCCCTTCGAAACCCCGCAGGTGCTCGAGGCGATGCGTTCGGCGCTGGCAATGGGGTTCAACACCCGGCAGATTCAACCCCTGCTGACCACGCTGGGTGATACGGCATCAGCGCTGGCGTTAGGACCCAGTGGGTTGAACGATCTTATTAGCGTGTTTGGGCAAATCCGCTCGGCGGGCAAATTGATGACGCAGGACGTCTACCAGCTCACCAATCGAGGGATTCCGGCATTCGAGATTTTAGCGCAGGCATTCAATACCGACATTCCGACCCTGCGCCAGATGATCGAGAAAGGCCAAATTGCGTCCGAGGCGGCATTAGGAGCTATTTATAGCGGCCTGAAATCTCGCTATG